GGGCGCGAGTTTAAACGTGTTCGTGCGCGAGACAGTAAAGGACGTTATGTAGCAGATGACAAATCTACGCCAGACAAAAATGAGGCGTATATTAATGTGTCGGCTGCTTTAAACGCAGGGAAGAATGAAGACTAGCGCAGAAGGTGTTGCCCTCATTAAAAAATTTGAAGGCTGCAAGCTGGAGGCTTATCAGTGCAGTGCGTCAGTTTGGACAATCGGCTGGGGAACAACTAAAGGAGTTCAAGAAGGAGATACCTGTACGCAAGACGAAGCTGATGCTTTTCTGGAGGATGACCTGTTTGAATTTGAGAAGGCAATACACAAACACGTTAATGTGCCTCTCCAACAAAATGAATTCGATGCGCTCGTATCTTGGGTATACAATCTTGGTGGAACTAACCTTCGGGAATCTACTCTTCTTATTCGCATTAATGACAACACTGACAGCAGCCGCGCTGATATTCCTTATCAAATTAGAAGATGGAATAGGGCTGGCGGCAAAGTTTTAGATGGGTTGGTTAGACGCAGGGAAGCAGAAGCATTATTATGGCAAGGTAAAGATTGGACTTATGTGTAGGTGACATATGCCGTTACAGAAATTAGCCCTAAAACCGGGCGTTGACCGTGAAAACACACGCTACACAAGTGAAGGCGGTTGGTACGAAAGCGATAAAGTGCGTTTTAGACAAGGTATGCCTGAAAAGATTGGCGGTTGGGTACGGATATCTGCTAATACTTTTTTAGGTATATGTCGTTCTTTGCACTCATGGGTAACGCTTACTGATCTAACAGTTACAAGTGTAGGCACACACCTTAAATACTACTTAGAAAGAGGTGGTGCTTATAATGATATAACACCTTTACGTGCTACTGTGTCTCTCTCAGGACCGTTTGCTACTTCTAGTGGGTCTGCCGTAGTGACTGTAACTGATGCTAACGGTGGATATAAAAACAATGATTTTGTTACGTTTAGTGGGGCTTCTGCTGTTGGAGGATTAACACTGAATGGTGAGTTCCAAATAACGTATAGCACAGGTAATACATACACTATAACAGCTTCTTCTACGGCAAGTTCCAGTGCTTCTGGTGGAGGCACCGTGTCAGCAGCATATCAGATAAATACTGGCGCAGAGTTAGCCGCACCGTTAACTGGGTGGGGAGCAGGTACATGGGGTGAAAGTACATGGGGTAATGGTGGCACTGGAGAAGAAAGATTACGGGTATGGAGTCAAGGTAACTTTGGAGAAGATTTAATCTTTGGACATCGTGGAAGTCGGTTATATTTTTGGGATGCTTCTGATGACACGCCTTTAGATAATCGTGGTACTTTATTAAGTGCAGAATCAGGTGCATCTGACGTACCTACAGCACAAAACATTATTCTTGTTTCTGACATCAATCGGTTTGTGTTTTGTTTTGGCGCAAACATTATAAGTACATCCACACAAGACCCGCTTTTAATTAGATGGTCAGATCAAGAAGATGCTGTTAACTGGACTCCCGCTGCTACTAATCAAGCAGGTAGTTTGAGGTTATCACGAGGCTCAGAAATAATTGCTGCTGAACAAACTCGTCAAGAAGTGCTCGTATGGACTGATTTCTCTTTGTACGCCTTACAATATGTTGGTGCACCCACTGTATGGACAGGACAACTTGTCGGTGAGAATATTTCAATAGTATCTCAAAAATGTGTGGCTGTAGCTGATAACGTAGCTTACTGGTTCGGTAAAGATAAATTCTATATGTATGACGGTGGTACAAGAGTATTACCCTGTAATGTTAAAAAATATGTGTTTAATGATATTAACCTAACAAATCAGGAACAGATATTTGCTGGCACTAATGAAGGTTTTGATGAAATATGGTGGTTTTATCCTTCTGCTGATAGTGATACAAATGATAGGTATGTTGTGTATAACTATATGCAAAAAATATGGTACTACGGCACTATTGCTAGAACTGCTTGGTTGGATTCTGGTATACGAGATTTTCCTGTCGCTGCTACAAATACTAAAAATTTGGTGCTCCATGAGTCTGGGTTAGATGATGCAGAAACAGCCACTACTTCTGCTATATCTGCTTCTATAACATCTGCACAATTTGACTTGGATGATGGACATAAATTTATGCTTATATCTCGCATGTTACCTGATATAAGTTTTGAAGGATCTACCGCAGACTCTCCTGTTGTAACTATGTCAATGTCTGCACTACAAAACTCTGGTTCTGGATTTAATGACCCGTTGTCTGAAAGCGGTAATAGTAGCGGTACAGTAACTCGTACAGCTTCTTCGCCTGTTGAAAAATTTACCGACCAAATATTTTTACGTGTACGCGGTAGACAGGTTAGTTTTAAAATAGAATCTTCGTCAACAGGAATAGCTTGGCAGTTGGGTTCACCACGGATTGATATGCGTCCAGACGGGAGAAGATAATGCCTGTAGATTTAACAGATTATGGTATAACTTTTCGTGCCCCCGTATTACCTCGTCCTCCTGACGAATACTCACGGCAAGATTTTGAAAAACTTAACAACACCCTGCGTCTGTACTTTAACCAGTTGGACGATGCGTTGCGTAGTGACAGGTTAGTAAATCAGGGTGAAGCAATGAGTTGGTTTATAAGCTAATGGCTAATACATACGTAAATGCAAAGGTTGATCTTACCACTACTGACATAACTACGTTGTATACGTGTGCTGCACTTACAACAGGCATTGTCAAATCTATATTAGTTTCTGATGATTCTGGTAGTGGAGATACTATAACAGTCACTATTACAAATACTTCTGATGCAATATTTAGTTTGTTTAAGGTAAAAGCTGTAAGTGCTAATACAACAGTAGAATTACTAACTGCACCACTTGTTGTTGAGGCCGGAGAGATATTAAAGGTGCAAGCTGCAACAACTAATAGACTTCATGTGGTAGCTAGTATTCTGGAGATTACATAGTGGTAGTTGTAGATAGTAACGAAAAAAAACTTTCTTTACCTAACGTGGTTGTAACGTTTATAGAAAATGTAGGTAGTGAAGTAGCTGGTGTATCTAATGCAAATGCTATACGTGCTGCTCTTATGGAAATGAATCAAAAAAATTCTAAAGTAGTTCAATTTGGCAACACTGTATTTTCTAATTTTGTTGGTGATGATGGCAAAATGATGGGTCGTATTTTTAATGTAGATACAGCAGAAAATTATTTTGTAAATATATTAAAGTTTGGTAAATATTTACAACGAAAAAAAGTAACCCACTATTTAGCTAATTTTAATAAAGAGTATAAAGATTTATTTATACCTATGATGAAAAAACTCAAACAGTTTATAGCTCCTTTGGGAGGTAATGTAGGTGTAGCTGAAATGAAAGATGGTTCTTATACAGCTTTCGTGTTGGTACCTAAAGAAACTATTGTTATAGGTAGGTAATAATGGGTGCTATTGACAGTTTTTTTGACTCCGTTGGAGACATCTTTGGTGGTGTTTTAAGTTGGGTTGAAGATGAAGTATTAAGTCCCATAGCAGATGTACTAGAATGGGTAAACGAAACTATATTTGAACCTGTTCTTAGATACGCTAAAGCTCAAATCCAAGCTATTCTTGATGATCCCGTAAAATTTGCTGCTGATGTAGCTATTGCTATTGCTACAGCCGGAGGTTCTATTACGGCTCAACAAGCCATGTATCTTAAAATGGCTGTAAATGCTGCTGACACTTTAGAAGAAGGAGGTAGTTTAGGCGATGCACTAAAATCTGCTGCCGCAGTATACGTAACAAGTGAAGCAGGATCATTTGGGGACGCTACAGGTAGTTTTGCAACTGAAATAACTGATATAGCTCAATCGCTTGGTATATCTGATGCCAACACTTTAGCTCTAATTGGCGAAGCTGCGACCGAAGGAGCCATGGGAGCTACTGACGCTCTTATTATGGGAGAAGATATTCTTGAAGGTTTTGCCATGGGAGCTGCTTCTGTTGGAATGCGTGAAGCTCTAAGTATGGTATCTAAACAATTAGAATTAGATGGCGTTGATTTTGTTAATGACATGCCAGCCCCTGTGCAAACTGCTATAGCCACCGGATTAAAGAATTCTTTAGCTCAACTTGCTGTTACTGGAGAGATTGATGAAACTCGTTTAGCAAGAGCAGTTACAGGATCTGTATTAACAGCAGAAGTAATGAACGGACTCATAGAGGATGTACCGTTTTTAAAAGAATTTATAACTGATGCTAGTAAATTAGAAGGTTTAACAGGAGATGAGAGAGCCAGAGTTCTTAAACAAAATAGAGTATTAGCTACAGTTACAGCAGTAGCTAGAAATACCATATCTGCTGCGGTCACAGGAGAAAGTGTTAGTGATGCATGGGGAGCTACTATCGTAGGTCACACTGTTAAATGGATGACAGATGCATTTAAAGAAGGTGGATTTCAAGAAATATTAGATGATGCAGATTCATTTTTTGACAAGTTAACAGGAGCAAGAAGTAATGCGGTAGCTTTTTCGGATCACCTACAAGGTTTAGTAACACAAAATGCAGATGCAATAGCGGAGTACAACGAATTAGCTAAGATAGCTACTGATGATAGCAACGAGTTAGTGCGTTTACAAAACATAGCAGATGGTCTTGCAAAAGAATATCAGTCTTATATAGAAATAGATCCTGCTACAGGATTTCCTACAGGGGCTGGTCTTGACAACATGCCCGAAGATTTAACGGCTAGACTTGCTGATGCCCAACAAGCAGTTAAAGATTATGAATTTGCTTTTGCAGAAAGAATAGAAAGTGATTATTACCCGCGTTTAATAGAACTACAAAGCACGATAGATTCTACAGAAGCTCAATATAATCAACTAGCTCCTATATACGAAACCGTATTAAATGATCTTAATCAAAAAACTAAAGATGCGGATGATGCTTTACGTCCTATATTAAATAGTTTAAATGAAGGGGTTGTAAAAGAACTAAACCCTGACTTTGATGCTGAGTGGTACGCTGAAAACAATGATATAGGAGATCAAGATCCATACGATCATTATTTAAATACAGGTATAAAAGACAATACTGCTTATAACGCTAGTGTGTATGGTGAACAATTATCGAAAGCCTCTAACTCTGCTTTACTTAGTTTAATAAATGCCGCAGGACTAAATCCTAATAAATTAACCAAAGACCAAGTTGATACTTTATTTAGAAGATTAAATACTCAAGCCGATAACGATGTAGCAGACGGTATTTATGCAAATAAATTTGAAGCTCTACAAGCTGTTGTTGATGATTCTAATAACTTTAACATAAATACTTACGACCAAAGTGTTGCATCTGATTTAGAAGATTATATCTATATGATGAACTCGGCTTTTGCCGACACAGCAGGATTAGAATATGTAGTTACTGAAGAAACCAATATATTGTTAGAAGAAGCAGGGTTACCTCCTCAAGAAGTAGGTAGTCCTTTATCTGAGTCTGGTAGACAAGCACTTTTAGGTAACGAAGTAGGGGCAGATATAGTTAAAGGTGACGGTGTAACAGATCAAGATATAGCTGATGGGTCTGCTCGCATAGTGCGTAACGAAGAAACTGGACTTCTCCAATGGGAAGAAGTAGAACTCGTCCCCAAATTACAATGGAACGATGAAGCAGGTAATTGGGTATACACAAGACCTATGACTATGATTATAGGTGGAGAGGAAGTACAAGGTTTCCAAGAGTACGATACTGCAACAGGCGAACCAGTGGGGGACTTTATTCCTCAAAGCGAACTTCTATTAGTAACTAGCGGTAATGACGGGACACTAGCAGATTTAAAACAAAATAACCCAGAGACTTATTTTACTGATGATGTAATGAAGCAGATAGATGAGATGGCAGGAAAAGAATTTAGATATGGATGAATTAAATTATATTAAAGTTTATGATGATTTTTTATCAGAGGAAACTTGCAATTATTTAATAAAACAGTATGAATACCTTTTGATAGAAAAAGAAAAACAATTACAACAGAATAGTTTATGTTTTTCTCCAGAAGGTAAAAAACTTTGTGGTGCGTGTGATTGTATGCGTGTTGATATGATGCAACATGAAATTTTTGAAA